TCCGAAGGCAGAGCCAAGGTTTTGCGACAGCTCTTTCATGCGCTCAACGACTTCGGTGGCCGACCGTGCCGACATATTGTCTGGTGGCAACGACTCATCTAGCAGGGTACGCTTGATGCTTTGACGCAGATCATTGATAACGATCTGGCTAACATTGAAATCCCCAGCACGGGGCAATGCTTTGAGAGACTCGCCTTGCGGACCACCGTTTCTCGCCACAGGTATAACCGCACCGGGGATAATTTTCACTGTCTGCGGATTCAACACGCCATCATCTGCTGCTGTGTACACACCACTGATTGCTAGCGATGCGTTCTTTAGCAGGAGTTCCAGTGTTTTGTTCAGTGTCTTGATGTCAGGCAGCGCGGTAATCGCAGGACCACGACCATAGATTTCACCAGCTACCTTCATGTAACGGCTAACGACCCACGGGCTACGCTTTAGCAGACGCTCATAAATCTTCTGCTTTGATTGCTCATGGATCACGCAGTAGTGGTATTCGCCACGGCGATAGTCGTAGATGGTAGCTTCAACAAAGTCGAAATCATCAGTCGGCTTGTCTTGAATCATCCGGGCAAGGTCACCTGTAACTTTAGCGCCCTTCCATTGCTGGAAGACTGCCTCGCCTTTGATACGCATCATGCGGTAAACATTGTCTACCTGACCGTTCGCACCTTCCTCGTAGCTCACCAAGAACTGTGGCACAGGGGTAAAGTTGATCGGATTGTCATCATCGCCCGGCTGCACCATCATGACAGCGGTACCGATGGACAGGTCCAGCAAGAACTCGCCAATGACCATATCGAAGTTCGACTGCTTTAGGGCAGCGAACATCTTCTCTGTGTACTGGTCGAGTGCAACCTGCGCTTCGTAGCGACGATCATCTGGAATATCAGGACCCGGCTCTAGGCGGCACCACTTGCGCTGTGGCGGGAAGACACCAGACTGCATCCGGTTCGCAAACCGTTGGATGGAGTTGATTGCGGTCGAGTCAAACACCCGTGCCATCTTTTTTTGGCCGGGGCTTTTGCCCTCGTATTCCCCACCGTAGAGGTTACGCTGGGGTAAGCAGAATTCGTAAGCGTCTTCGTACAAATCGCGGAACAATTCTTTCTTTGCCCGTGCGGTCTTGTGACGCTTGATGATCTCTTCAACTGAGTAAGCCATTATTTTTTACTCGCTTCGTATCGTTTCAATAAAGCCCTGCCTTTTGCTGCCAGTTTTGCTGCGGCAGAACGGTCGCTTGGCACTGGTTCGCCCCATGCTTTTGCTGACAACGCCAATCTAGTTGGCTCTCCGCTGGGCTTCTTCATCGGGCCAGACGGATTGGTAAAGAATCTCGTCAAGAACGACCCCTTACGCCGCATCTTTTCTGGCGTATCGGCTGCGCCTTTGACACCCGGCTTTAGGTTTGCGCCTTCTTTACGCTTGAAGTGCGCTCGGCCTGCGGCTGTCAAACCACCTTCAGGGTCCTTCAGCTTACTCATGTCGTCCCGTCAGTCCTTAAGATCACCCAGCAATCAATATCCGTGCTTCCATTACCAGAAGTAATCGATGGCTTAATAAACCGTGGCTCTGTTAGCAAAGTTTCTATCGAGTCAGCCGTCAGGATCATTGATCCAACGTCATGTTTCTTAGTAACAGCAAAGTTTGTACCGCTGTTCGAGCCGAGGATATTGAGGTTTGCGCTACCAGAAAAGCTACCGAAGCCATGAATTGTGATGTGGTGGAATTCATCGACCTGAAGCGCGGCACCATCGTCGTTTTGCAGAAGACCTTCCCACTTGTAAATCCTTGCGTGTCTATCGCCAGACACGAACTGCAATGCTCTAGTCGCCATTTTCTTCTTCCTCGTCTACTTTCGCAGCCCGCATCATGTCTTCTTTGTTGGGCTTCTTCCTGCCGTTTTCTTTGGCAATAATCTGCGCCACTTTCTTTTGCAGGGCTGACGGTTTCTTCATCTCTTCTTCGTCGTCATCGCCCATTTCAAGTTCAATCTTTAGCATCTTATTTCCCTTTAGCGGCTCTCATGTTGTCCACGAGATTTGGGTACGGACGGCCAGCTTTCTTTGCCATCATCTGTGCTGCCTTCTTCTGCATAGGAGAAAGCTTCTTTGGTTCGCCCAAGTCTTTAGGGCGTGGTTTATCCCAGACTTCTTTCATCACTTGCCTTTCTGCTTGTATCCAGCTTCGGACATAGCAATCGCCACAGCCTGATCGCGTGACTTAACCTTTTGTCCGCTCGATGATTTCAGCTTGCCAGCTTTGTACTCGCGCATCACCTTCGTGACTTTGTTCTTCATCTTGTCGGACTTTTCCATTACATTCCTCCGAGCGTTGTCATTTCACCGCCAAGGCCAGATTCCGCATTGACACGCTCTTGTGATAGTAATGCGCGAGAACCGCGACGACGACGCAAAGCAATCGCACGTTCTTCTGGTGGCGCTACTCTAGCAGCAGCAGAACCAGCAGCTTGAGCGCCTGCTGGCTGTGGCGCTGCGGCCTGTGCTGACATAGCTGCTTCAGCAGGTGCAGCCTTTTTCTTACCGCTTAAAGCCTGACCTGCTTTTACAAATACATTTCCAACGCCTTTTGCTACACCGCTCATGATTAGCTCCTTATTCCATTACAACCAATTGTGGTATACCCGCCTCTGCGTCCATGCGCTCGGCAGACAGCAATGCGCGTTGACCGCCACGCCGTCTAGCTCTGGCTTGCGCTTGCATCCGCATCGCTTCTTCTGTTTTCAGTTCAGCAATATCGTCTTCTTGTTTTTTAATCCGTGCCGACTCGCGCTCATTAGCTTGGCGCTGTAGTTCCATTTGTGCGCGGACAGCCCGATCTGAGCCACCGCCAAATAATCCGCTCATGTTTGCCTCACAATGCTCATCATGTAGAAATCAGCCTTATCGGTTCCATAGGCTTTTAAGATACCTTCTTGCTTAAATCCAATAGCATTCGCCCATTTAACCGCTGCTTCGTGGTCGCACCTTACTGTAATCTGTTGCCGGTGTAAACCGTAGGATATCGCGCATATATCCATAAATGCTCTGCCGCCACGGGTCATGAATATAGGATAGGCGCGTAGACGTTCATCTGGGATGAACCACATCTCGGCAACACCCGGCCAAAGTGGCACCATGCCGAACACGCCGACGGGTTGACCGTGGATCATGACGGTTGTGGCCTCGCCCATGTTGGCTTGAGCCGTTACCAGTTGCTCACGAGAAACGCTATCCCCAATACAGAGGATGTCTTTGTTGTTAGTATTTATGTAACTAACATGGTCTGGGGCGTAGGGCATAAAAATCGCCCCATTGGGGCGACGGACTTGCTCGTTTAAGTCGAAGGCAATCATGCGAAGACATCGAAGTCGCTGTTAGCGATGGTTTGTGCGGTGAAAGTTCCTGTAGGCAGGTGGGAATTCTTGGTCATTCTGCGGTGTTCGCCGCCACCTAGTAGCAAATACCCGAATGCGTCGCCAACGTGGGAGTGTTCATTCTTGTTGGGTGCATCTCGGAAGCGTTCTTGCCCTGCGCCGACTGAGATTCGCTTGAAATGGTAGCCACCGGCTAGGGATTTCCTAAGAAGTTTGCAGGATTTGTCCACACGCAGGCCGGGTTTACCGCCGATTAGGCGTTGCATGGGTGCGGCTGCGGCTTCCCGACGTACTTTGAAGTCGTTACTGGGGGTAGGTTGGGCTCGTAAACCCAGTGTTCGCAGGTGATCGAAGGCAGTGACTTCGTAGATAGCGTCACGTTGCATACCGGCGGGGTCGCCCCACACTAATACTTGGGCTTTTGGGTATCTAGCGTTCAGTTCACCCAGTAATTGCTGGCCGAAACGCTCAAGGCCCATGTCGAAGGTAACGATTTCGTGCAGGATATTCCATGTACCTGCGCCTGTTTTCTGTCCGATGACGGCGGCTGGGGTCAAACCGAAGTCGAGGCCAACGTGGATGGGCAGGCTGGAGTCGTAATCCAAGTCGGATGACATCATGTTGTCGTCGTACTCAGGCCAGACGGGTCTGCCTTCCTGCACATAAGTGTATTTACCTTCGGCGTAGCAGCGAATCCAGTCTAGGTTTTTTCCAAGGAGCATTTGCTGGTAGTAGCCTGCTGGTAGATTGCCGATGTTTTCAGCTTTGCTATTCTTTTTCCACCACCTTCCTGCACTATAGATGCAATCGTTAGCTTCAGGATTTTCTGGAAGTTCTGCAACATCTGCTTCTTCGACTCCACCGGGTTGTCTGAAGAACTCCCATTTAAACGCCCCACTCATTTTCTCCTTTTCTGCCAGTCTGAACCACCAATGGTCGTCATCCATTGGGTTGGTATCCATGATGATGCCGTGCCAAGTTGCCC